TGTCTTTTTATGGCCCCCACTGAATCGCGCCCATTCCCGAAAACGCATCAAACACATCATCCCTCCCGCCGACCAGCGCCCCTTGCACGTCCTGCGCCGTCCACGAGCCAAACCCTGACACATAGTGCCCGTGGAGCGCCAGCGCGATTGACCAGAACCGGTCAGCGTGGCCCTCTGCGGTTTTGGCTGCCGCAATGCTCACCCGGTTCCCGGTCTGCACCCGGTACGGTTTCCGCAGGTCATCTAGCAATATCGGGTCATCCGGCACCTCAATCAGGCCGTCATCAAACGCTCGCGCAAGGTCAATCGCCATCCGCTCCGGGATTGGCATGGTCCCGCGTTTGTCGCCGTCGAGTCTCATCGCCTCATCGAGGTCCACACTCCTCCCGAAATGCACCGGCAGGATGAGACTGCCGTACCTGTCCGCCAGTTCCTCCGCGAGCCCGGTGCCGTTGCCAGTCATGTCGATGCACACCCGCCGCACCCGATGCCCCAGCGCCTTAATGAGCCGCTCCATCTGCCGCCGCTGTTCCGGGGTGGTCACATCCCGCATCTCTAGCCGTGCGACGTGGCGCAGTTTGCCGCCGACTAGCAGCAGAGAGACAACAGACAAATCTCCCTGTCGGGCGAAATCCTGCCCGATGAGGATGTCCCCCATGGTTCGCGACAGCATCTCAAGCGTGGAGTCCCCCCACGCGTTTCGATCCGGTGCAAAAAGCGGTGCCACGCAACAACGGCGGATTGCTTCCCACGAGAGGATGGGGTTGTTGTTGCCGTCGGTGGGTTCGTTCTCATAGTTCTGGCGATACAGCTTCGGGTTGTCCGCCTCCGCCTCCCGCTCTTCCGGGGTCAGTTCCTTCATGGTGCCGTCCGCGTTCTTGTGCTTGAAGCTGCTGATAACGATCTTGTCTTGCGGCTGGGGCTCGCCGTTCGTCTGCGCCCACCATCGCCCGCAGTTCTCTGGGTCCATCTTCTCCCACCGATCCCGGAACTCCTCAATATGCGGACGGCTCCCGCGCCCCATGTACCACGCTTCCGACAGCTTGACGGATGCGGTAGGGTATCCGCCTTGCAGCATCCGGTTAAAAAGCGTCCCGTTGCCGTTGTGAGTGCTGCTGATCCGCACCTGAAATTCCGGGTTGCTGCTGATGATAGGCTCCGCCGCGTCCCATATCATCTCCGCGTCTTCGTGGTGGGCAAATTCATCAAGGATCAGGTCGCCGCTGAATCCTCGCGCCGTTCGCGGTGACGCGGACAGCACAAGAATGCGTCCCACCCGGTTGCCAATGCGGATTTCCATCCGGCGAAAAAAATCCTCCACCTCAACTGGCGGCATATCTCCGTATGCTCCGAGCTCTGGGTCAAGAGTCACGTCCAGTTCGTCGCTGCTTGTTAGGCTTGCGCCCCTCAATTCGCCGTCCGCCACCCTCACGGCTTCCATGATTTCGGAGACTTTCGCCCCAAACTCGATCCCGTTTGTGAGACTGTTGGAAACGACGAAGATTGACCAGTCGTAAGCCTTCTTGCTGCTGTCTGCCGTCTTCGCCTTCGTGGACGCTGCCAGCTTTCGCAGCATCCGCCGCACTGCCCAGTTGGCGAGCGTGTGGCTCTTCCCCCGCTGCCGCGCAAACTCTACCAGCAACAGCTTTCCCTCGTAGAGCAGGACTGGGAGCTGGTATGTGCGGAGTGATAGGGCGGGGGTGGTCATTCCGGCTCAATCAAAAACTCGCACTCAAACGCGATGATCGGAGGCGGGAGCATCCATTGCACCTCCCCTGTCCGTGGCGCGGTGCGGCGAAGGCAGGTCTCGCACTCCTCCCACATTTCTCCTTCCTCTCCTGCTCCTCCGCATCTGGCTATGTCGTTCGGGAGGGTGGTCATGCTGCTTTGTCGAATAGGTCGCCCCACAGGTGATTTTGGATAGCCGCAACCTGCGCCTCGATCCCTCCGCCGTCTGCGACTGCGCCGTCACGCACCGCCCGCAGTTTCGCGGCCATGTCCTCGGAGTTGAGCATGTCCAGAAACTTCACCGCCACCGCTTTGCTGATTTCCTTCGCCGCTCGTTCCTCTGCCCTCTCAGCCCGCGCCTCGGCCCTCTCTGCTGTCCGCATCCGCTTCCATGCCGTCCACAGTGGCATCACCCTCTCCAACGCATCCGGCCCCTCCGCGTCCTCAATCATGGACGCAAACCGCGCCACCATCATCCTATCAATCAGCACCTCCAATGCGGTGCCGTCGTCGGTCGCGCCGTCAACGTGGGCGTCGAGTGCCGCCTGCCGAAACCGCGACTCCTCCCATTCAATTTTCAGTCGCTGCCGGATTCGGAAAATGTTGGATGTCGTCGCCGGAAATCCCTTCTCCGTGCAGAAGTCCGCGACCTTTTGGAGTGTCTCCCCTTTTCTGATCGCCTCCGCCACCTCCTTCAGCAATCCCGCGTCCTTCAGCTTGCCGTAAAGCCCGGGGTGGTGGCGGTCGCGGTTGCCGTCAATTGCCGTCAATGGGTTTTTTTCGGCGGTCGCGCTCATGGCTCAATCAGTCGGATAAACGCCCGCGCCTGCGCCCGTTGCCGCACCCGCTCAAAGCACCCGTCACCGTCCCGCACGCTGCCGTTCCCCGTGTTTGCCTCGATGGTGTAGACTCCGCGTGCGTCGTCGTCCCGCACGATGCCGATGTGGGAAATGTCGAACACCATCAAGTCCCCAACCCGCAGCCGCTCCGTCGGTCGGTCGCTCAACACCTCCAACCTCCGCGCATTCGCCCAGTCAAGCCACGCAAACGCGGCAGGGGATTTGCACCGCCAGCGTTCCGCTTCCGCCGGCGTCATTTTCATCGCCGCCATTACCTCCGGGATTTTGAGCCACTCCCGCACCCACCATGCGACGGCTGCGGCACAGTACGGCGGCCGCCCCCTGTATGCCGGATCGGACAAGTCGTAGAGATTCGCCGCGTTGGTTGCATCCCAGTATTTCGCAATCCACGGTGCCCGGTTCCGGGTGGTCTCGACCTTGCCAACATCGCGGCGGGCGATTTCGACGAGGGCTTGCCTGATGGCGAGGTTGCTCATTCTGGTTCGGGGTTGGCTTTGAGTTCTGCGATCAGGTCGTCGGCTTGTATTCGGGCCATTTGTGCAACGCGGGCAAAATCCCACTGGAACCACTCGCGATTCGCACACAACCCCTGCATCGCCGCCATGGCAAACCGCTCGCGCTTGGTGAGTGGTTCTTGCGTGGCGATCCGTTGCATCGGCGGATATGCCGACTCAGCGACCAGTGCGTCAAGGATTGGGGTGGAGGGATTCATGGCGCAAAGGTGAAGTAATGCTGGACGAACGCAAGGAAAAGGAGCGTGGCCCCGATGCCCAGCAGGATTTCAGCGGCGATGTCGAGGGCTTTCATTTCGTCACCTCCGGGAAAAGGTCCGCTTCTGGCTCAGTCTGGTACTCCGGGATTTTCGGCGGGTCTGGCAATTTCGGCCGCGCCAGCGGAATCCGGTACAGCGGCACCTCCACCCGGATCGTGCCTTTGCCTCCCGGCAGGGTGTAGATGCCTTCAAACGATCCGCCGGGTGAGACGCACGACGGCATTGCGGCGACGGCGATTGCGCCAATTGCGGCGAGTGTGAGTTGATTCATGGTTTTCCGAGGAAATGGATTGCAACCGCCATCAGCGCCCCGACCGCCAGCACGGCGGCGAGCATCCTCAGGTGCATCCGGTGGATGCTTTTTTCGATTTCGTCCGTGACCCTGCGCTGGTTTGCAAGGTCTTCGGCGGTCCATTCGTCGTTGTTTGGGTGTGATGTCATAGTGGTGTGTTTCGGTTCAAAGTTATCCCAGCCCAGCCCCTCAGCCTTCAATTTTCGTCCCCTCATTTTGTGAGAGTTGCAAGCTGTCCCCATCGCCAGATGGGAAGCGGTGGCGGGCCGGGAAAGTGTCATGCGGTGGCGAGGTTGTAGAGCTTGAGTGTGTTCTGGTACGTCCGGAATGGGGTCGAGTCCCCGAACCAGTAATCCCACCCTTCCGTTGGGCAGTTGATTTCATTGTAGGACTCCACGGCTGTCGCAATCACTTTGGAAAGGGCTTCGCACTCCTCCGGGTGGTCGGGGTGGTCTGGGTGCAATGCGGCAATAACGTCTTTTGCCGCTTGGAACATAAGCGCCTCTTGGAGTTGCTCAATGGCGTTGCCTTGATTGGATCCAAGAATTTCGAGGGCGGCGGAGAGGTCTGATGTGTTCATTTTTTGGTTTCGGTTGGATTTGCTGACACCGGATTCTGCCACATCCTTCAGCCCGCGCAAGTCTTTTTTTCTTTTTTCTGCCCGAATGTCGGTTTGTCCCGCAATGCAGGCATTTCCCGTTAGGGCCCTTCGGCACCTTCAGCCCGCACCCCCCGCACGCAACCGGCGGCCTGCCGCGTCTGCCGGGTGGTCGGCCCTCGGCGATGGCGCGGGCGGCCTGTTTTGCTGCGACGGCTGCGCGGTTCCGGGCCGCCTGCTCTGGGGTTCTGGGTTTGCGTTCGGTCATGGTTTTTCTTCGCTAGGCTTGATCCTCCAAAAATCGAGGTCGGAAAGCAAGGACGGCCCCGCGCAATTTAGCGGCTCGTCGCACCAGCCCTGATTCCCCCAGTAATGCTGCCAGGTGCGGCCTTGGGCGAGTGCGGCAAAGTATTCGGCCACCTTTGCGGCTTTCGCCCGCACCTGCTCCTCTGTCATGTCCCAGCATGCCTTTTTCGGCCTGCTGCAATCGGGGTCTGGTTTTGTTTCGGTTGCTGTCATAACTGGAACACCGTCCCGCCTTTTTTCTCGCCTTGCAAGGGTTTTCTCGCGGTCCCGTTCCTCCGCGTCTCCGTCCCTCGGCACCATTGGCAAATGTCGATCAGTCCCGCCGCGTCATCCCCGGCGTATGCGCTGGGCTTCCGCGCCTTGCCGCACCAGTCGCACCGGATTTTGTCGTCGTCATTCACTTGTCCTCCTCGGGTTTGTCATCGCACACGAAAACCTGCGGCTTTCCTCCAGAGTGCGGGCGCGTCAGGTCAACCATGCGGCGGATGATTGCGGGGCCGTGATCCAATCCCAGCCTCCCCTTCAACCACTCGCTGCTCCCGTTCATCGTCCAGAACGTCAACCGGTGCGACTTGTGCCGGTTGTCGAGGAGGTCGGAAAACGCCTCGTCCGCGGTTTCGTTCCTCGCGCTCTTGCCGATGTCGTCAAGGAGGAGCGCTTGGCACTGGTGCGCGTTGCGGATCGTTGCCACCGCTCCCCCCCGCACGCTGGGGTCGTTGTGGTGGCGATTTGCGACGGCTTGGCGAAACTCCGCTGCCGTCACCGCATACGGCGTCAAACCCCGCGCTGCGGCCTTCCTGAGCAGCGCAAAGGCCACCCTGGTCTTTCCTCCCCCGCTGGCACCTGCAAATCCGACACCGGTTGAGCCGTCGAGGTCAATGGCGGGCCGGAGTTCGGGGGCGAGCAGGTACGGCTCAATCTTGCGGCGAAATTCGGCCGGCGTCACGTCCAGCCATGCGGCCAATGCGTCTTCGCGGCGGCGATTGATCCGCTTCCGCTCGCGTTCCGCAGCTTGGCACGGTTCGCATTCGGCCATTCGTTTCCCCCAAACGAGGAAGAACTGCACGTCTTGCCCGCATCCCGGGCATGGGCCGGTCCCGTCGGGCCGGAGTGTATGTGAAAAGTCACCATCCATTTTTTGAGAGGGGGTTGGGTTTGAAAATTCTGGCTTCTTCTTCGGTGGTCATCTTCCCGGATCGGGCTGGTGCGAACTCCTTCTGTCTCCTCGCCCACGCTCTCAACGTTGCCCTCCAGTCCGCCATGGGGTTTCGTCCGACCCTCCACCCGTTGCCTTCGTAGTAGTCCCATGCGCCCAATGCCTGATTCTCCGCGAGCGGTTCCGGCATCGTTTTGGCGTAGGTCGTCCATTCGTCGATGGTTGGTTTGATGAACTTCTGCCGCTTTGGCTTTTCCGGAACGGGCGCGAGAGGCGCAGCCGACCCTTCTTCCAATTCCAGTTCTCTTTCCTTTGTTCCTTCCTGTTTCTCCTTACTCCTTCCACCTTCCCCTTCCACCTTACTCCTTACTCCTTCCGTAGGAGGTGAGCTACAAGCAGAATCGGTTTCTGCTACAAACTGTGCTACTGGCTGTGCTTTAGCTGAGCTTGTAGCTGTGCTACGATTCTGGGCCTTTGCCTGCCCTCCACGCTTTCCCGCCTCCCTTTTGGCGACAACCTCCAACTCCTTCTCCACCGGGTAGTTCCAGACGGTGAGGCTCCCTGTTCCGTCGAATGACCACAAGCCGCACTGGTCCCGCACCTCGTCCAGCGTAATGCCGCACCCGAAAAGCCACGCCCGCTCATTCCATCCGCCAGCGCCATGAATCACGCCGCCGTTTTCATGCTCGGAGCAGTACGCCAGCAATTTGAGCCACGTCGCCTGCTGTGTCGGGCTGGCTGAAATGTACTCCGATTCCCGGAGGGTTGTTGTCTTGATGTTGATCCAGATCATTGGGCGTAAAAATCCCCACTCCCTCTGCCCGCGCTGAACCCCGGACATGCGACCGGACGCGGAAGAGGGGTGGGGTGATTCTTCATGTAATGCGAGGGGGTTCAGTTCCTCGGCGCTGTTGCGCTGCGGTACTTAAACGCGGAGTTGCGCGTTTGTCAAATGTCGCACTCCTCCGCAATCCCTGCCAGCAAGGGCACCTCCTCCCGGATGTTCCCGGCGGCGGCTTCCGCGCAATTCTTCACGGCTTGCAGGTAGTACGCCCGCTTGAGTTCGACGCCAATGGCGCGGCGTCCGTTGAGGATTGCCCCGTAGGCTTCCGATCCCACCCCCAGAAACGGTGTCAGCACGGTTTCGCCGGGATTTGACCGCAGTACCACCACCCGCTCAATCACGTCCAACTGCAACGGGTGAACGTGTTTCTCGTCCTCGGGGTCTTTGCAGTCCTTGTACGGCAGCACCCGGCCAATCCGCACGTCATCCCAGAAAGCGGATGCGTAGTTGCGCCAGATCCAATGCGAAAACCTGTTTTCTGTCTGCTTGCCAGTGTGACCCTTGTATTTCAGCAACTCGGCGGGCATCTGCTTTTCTCCGGCGTAGGAGTGGAGTCCGGTCGGGTGTTCAACCGGCACTTTGTTCTGACCGTCTCGCCGAAACAAAAGGAGGTAGTCAGCGGATGCTACGTCGCAAAGGCTGGAGTCCTCAACAATCGTCTTGTGAGCCAGCCCTTTCGCCATCGTCCGCAACCGCACACCCAGCGGCTCCTTCCACACGCAATGACGGGCGATGTACTTGAATCCCAGCCGCTCGTGTAGTCGGATGATGTCGCCCGGAAAATCTGTCAGGTGATTCCCAGCGTTGACTGAGCTTGGAATGTCCATGCAATGAACCGCCGTAATGCGTCCCGGCTTTGTCAGGCGTGCAATCTGACTGACGACGAATTCATAGTGCTTGAAAAACTCTTCGTAGCTTCCGCAGTTCGACAAATCCCGCTCGTCGCTGCTGTAGTTGTAAAGGCCGCAAAACGGCGGGCTGTAAATCGACAGGTCAACGCATTGATCCGGGAGGGTTGGCATGACTTGGCAACAGTCCCCGTTATATAGGGCGTACTTGTCCGTAATGACTTGGCTGGTTAAATCCATGATGGCAATTCGGTTTGTGGTGTTTGTGCTTTGTGTTTCCTGACTTCCAATTCCTGACCCATGAGAGAGACAAGGCTTGAAAACATTTTCTCGGCGGCGTCCGCCTTGCGCTGAAGGTTCAGCATAACGTCCCGCTCGCCCTCGCTGGTGATGATGTCAACGGTGACTGGTCGGGTTTGACCGAATCTCCATGATCGGCGGATTGCCTGATACCATTGCTCGAAGGAGTGCGACGGAAAAAAGGTCTGGTGATTGCAATGCTGCCAGTTCAGCCCAAACCCGGCAATCGTCGGTTTCGTGACCAGCACCTGAATCTGACCAGACTCAAACGCGGCGAATTTCTCTTCCTTCTCCTCGTCCGTGTCGCTGCCTGACACCTCAACCGCACCGGGTGTCATTTTGGCGAGCATTGCGGACTCGCTGTTGAGATAGCACCACTGCACCGATGACTTGCCCTCATGCGCTGCCACGCATTCAGCCGCTTTCTCGCATCGCTCTTTGATGGTGCGGCTGCGCTCCTTTCGTTGTTCCTGCAATCCGGCGGCGGGGAGTGAAAACAGAAACCCATCAGCGGGCGAGTTCGCCGCAACAACGTGCTGTTTCGTGATGAGTTCCGGGAGTGTCAGGTGGTTGTCGTCAAACCCGATGTCAGACGGACGGCGGATTGCTCGGGACCACGAGCAAACCCAGCGCCAGAAATCCCGCTCGGCGTGTCCGCGGAATCGGTAAATGCCGGACCTGTTTTCATCCTTGCGGCTGATCGTCGCCTCCGACTTCTTGAAGAATTTCCCCAGCATGTCCATATACCCCATGTAGCCTAGCGCCTCGGCGGACGTGCCTAGTTCAATGAAGTCATTAGGCGCGGCCGTTGCGGTGCATAGGAGCCGGTATGGGTGTTTGCGCATGAAGTCCGTCACGTTTTTTTTCGTGACGCCATCGAAGTTTTTGAGGATGCTGGACTCATCGCAGACGGTGCCCGCAAAATCGGACGGGTCGAACAAATGAATCCGCTCATAGTTCGCCACCACAACGCGAGCGCCGGAGTGTTTGCCGTCCATCGACCGCACGGCATCAATCCCGAATTTCTCGGCTTCTTTGACCGTCTGGTGACCCACGGAAAGCGGCGTCAGGACAAGGACTGGTTTGTTTGTTTTCTGGATGACGTTTTGAGCAAACGACAATTCCATTAAGGTCTTTCCTAGTCCACAATCGGCAAAAATGGATGCGCGTCCTTTTTTTGTTCCCCAACCTATCAAGTGTTGCTGGAAGTCAAACGCCGCATCCGGCATGAAAACCGGATCAAACCCGTGATCGCCTCCGGTGTGGCTTTTCTGCGTGATGAATTCGTCGTATGTCATTTGTGTTTCGGTTGTGCTTTGCGGCGAGTGGTTGTGGTGCTATTTCGGGGGCGTGTCAAGGAATTTTTCTTTCATGCTCAGATACTCCGCAATCTCCCCAACGGCACCCAATAACAGAAACAGGGCGTACTCCATGCGGGTCGTTGATTCGGGCGGGTCTGCCGCGCCGTCGAT